CCTTAACACTGATCCCCAAACTCCAGCCCCTCGACAAGTCGAGAGGGGCTTGTCGTACATAGTACATAGGTATGACAAACCATCTATCGCTTGGTCACATTGGAGGAAACATGGCTGGTACTAACATATACGATGTATGCATAGTCTTTAATGTCTATGCAACAGATGATGATAACGCACTAAAAACAATAGTAGAAACGTTGCCACGCAATCGTGACAACATATCATGGGCATGGATATATACAAAACTAACAGAAAGAGAGAGCATAAATGACAACAGCAATGACAATCAATGACCGACTCGTAGAGTTGGGAACACTAATAGGTAACGAAGACAAAACAATCCAGCGTGCTGGTGCGGAAATGATCGAAGCCTTGTTTAACGAAAGCGAATACATAAGCAAAGATGAAATAGCAAAAGCACTATTCTATCTAACAGATATTCAAGTGCGTGACTATACACTAGGGTTACTAGACCCATCAACACCAGACAAGTTCAGACCTGCACTATCACTATTGGTTGAGTCAGCACCAACAGATGGTGATTACATTAATGCACCAGCATGCTTGCTTGCTGCACTAGAATACGAACAAGATAACAAAGAAGATGCATTGATTATGTTATCAAATGCTTCTGAAAAATATTCACTTGCCATGCTATTGACACGTGTGTTTGCAGCCAACTGGCCTGCCAGTGCATTTGGAAACATGCGTGAAGAACTACACCCTAAGGTAGTAGCAGGCATCTTCGAGGAGGCATAACATGGGACGCCAACAAGCAGAATCTATATCAGAACTTGACATACCATTACTCAATCAAATAGAATTACATTTGACAACTAACTTCTACCCAACAGTACCAAGGTTCATGGCACAGACATGTGTTGATGCACTCAATGCATATTGGGAAGAGGACATTGATCGCATGATTGATATGCCTAAAGGCGTAACATATAAAGGCTCGACTTCTGCCCCCGCGTGGGCTATCGTCGAGCAGCACAGGCTAGACGCATGGCTCGACAGTGATGAAGACTACGAGTAAACTATAAACAAAGGAGAAGAGAATGCTACAAGTTAGCGAAGAATATAATAACAAAGTAATACAAGTAATGAACAAGCGTGCTTGGGTAAGAGCAGGCACCGCAGTTAACGCTGGCTCTGCATCAGAAGCAGCACGACAGGCTGGCCTTGACTGGACAGTTGAACTATCAGATATGTTTGTTGAACGTAAGACAATTGTATCTCCATACGAAACCATAACTGATAAGTTAGATGTACCTAAACGCCAAGCAGTGATTAAACGTACTGACAGTACAGAGTCAATCATTGGTGTGGTTGGTAACAAGTACAAGATCGTGCAAAACATGGAAGTATTTAGCGCACTAGATACGCTAGTAGATTCAGGTGATGCACGATACACAGCAGCAGGTGAGTACAATGACGGTGCTAACATCTGGATGGTTATGGAACTACCTCTTGGTGTAAACGTAGCCAATGATCCACATGCTGCATTCCTGCTAGTGCAGTCATCACATGATGGCTCATGTGCAGTACGTATTCGCCCTATCATTGAGCGTTTGTTCTGCGCTAATCAAATCAACAACTTGATTAAAGGTAAGAAAACAAATAAGTTTACTTATGTTATGAAACATACAACTAATTCAGAGTTGTCAGTCAATGACATTCGTAACATCACACAACTTACATATCAAGCAATCGAAGAGTATGAGACAACAGCAAGTGGATTGTTGAAACGTGAAGTTTCAGCAGAGCAAGTACGCAATTACTTCAAGCGTGTATGGGCGTTGCCTACTACAGTAGAAGACAAGCCATACCACCTGCTCACACAAGGTGAGCGTAGACAACAGACCATTGCTATTACTGCACGTGACAAGGCGTGGCAGATATACAATGAATCAGAAACACAAGCCAACATCAAAGGCACAGCATTCGCTGCTTGGCAGGCAGTGATAGAGTATGCAGATCATCATGCAACGGGCGGCTCCGAACGCCTTGCCGTTGCCGCCCTCAGTGGACGTAGTGATGGTATCAAAAACAAAGCATTAGACCTAATGCTTTCTAACTAGGGAGAGACATGAATACAATTCAAATACTAGATGTAGAATCTGGCAATACAATCAACTATACTGAATATGAAGTAGGTAACTTCATACGCAGAGCAAAAGAAGCAGATGCAGTACAACAAGTTTCAAATGAAACTAGGGCACGAATCAGTTCAATTCGTAATACAGTACGTGACTTCTTCAGTGAGCGTGAATGGGAAAATCGTGAGACAACAGTTACTCTTGATGAAGTCAACGAGTTACTTGAAAGTATTGGATCACACTCAATCCAAACTACATACTCAGGCAGCATTACAATCTTAGTTAGTTTCAGTGATCTAGATGCTGATAATGAAGACGATGCAGTCAGCAAGATTCAAGATGAGATTAGCGTAGATTTATATAACGCTACTACTCGTATTGATGACGTAAGCGTGGATGAAATTACTGAAGAGTAATGAGTACACAATACCCATACGTACCATATGATGGTACTGCTGGCTGGTCAGGTAGTGACACATCTGAGCAGCGTGCTTTAGATAATCTTTACTCTGGCAGGGAATTAAACAACCAACAGTTGGTGTTAAAGTTTTTAAAAAGCAGAAACGATTATGGTATTACTTGGAAAGAACTAGCCATAGAAACAGGATGGCATCACGGTACTGCAAGTGGCGTGTTGTCAGTACTGCACCAGTCAGGTGCAATAGTACGCACAATTAAAACAAGAAATAAATGTAAGGTATATGTACATCAAGATTATAAAGATCAAGTAATCTATGAGGTATACAAAAAGAAAGAAAAACTTTGCCCCAATTGTGGGCATGACGTCAACGCATAGTCCGTCAACTATGCTATGATGGGACAACCAGTGGGCGGTAGGTTTTGGCTCTCTCCTTGTCCTACCCCCGCTGGTATCTAATCAAAGGAGAACTATGGCAGAGGTAGAAGTACCTAGAGATAGGTACGGCAGACCAATGATTGTTCCACCTAAAGGTGGGAAACCAGTACCATACACACGCACTACTACAGTTGCAGGATCATTAGATGATGGCACTGCATTAGTAGCATGGAAGTTACGCATGGCAGCAGCAGGACTAACACTGCGACCTGATTTATTACTAGCCGCTAGTGCTATGCGTGACAACAAGTTAGAGATGGATAAGTTAGTTGAAGATGCAATGGAAGCAGCAGGCGCTACGCGTCAGGCTACCATTGGTACTGCTATCCATGCACTGACAGAAAAACATGACAGAGGTGAAGACCTTGGTGTCATACCGCAAGATTATGTTGCAGACATACAAGCATACGATGCAGCAACTAAAGACTTTGAGAATGTAAACATCGAACAGTTCTGCGTCTTAGATAAGTTTAAGATAGCAGGTACACCTGATCGTATTGTCAAATACAAAGGCGAGTTGTTTATCTCTGACCTCAAGACAGGTAGCATTAGTTATCCAAACAAGATAGCCATGCAGTTGGCAGTGTATGCCAACGGCTTGCCGTATGATCCTGCTACGGCAACCCGTGGTACATGGGGAGACGTCAACACAGAGAGAGGTATCATTGTCCATTTACCAGCAGGTAGTGGCGAGTGTACTTTACATTTCGTTGACATTAAAGAAGGCTGGAAGGGTATACAATTAGCAATGAAAGTACGCGCTTTCAGAGATACAAAAAAGAAACTAGTAACATCAATCAAGGAGTAACATGCACACAGAGGCACCAATTAGCATCACAGTTAAGTCAGCAGCAGGCTCGCTTGTTACAGTGCGAGCATCATCAGCAGAAGAACTAGATCAGACAGTTGCGCTAACACTTGCATCACTAGCATCTGCAACTGCAGAACTAGAAACAGCAGTGCGTGGTATCGCACCAGTTAACACAGCAGTACCACCACAACCAGCAGTTGCAACAGTAACAGCAGCATTCAATGCTACTGAAGTTGTTACAACTCCAGGCGCAGGTGCACGTCAATGTCCTCACGGTACAATGACACGCATCCATGGATTAACAGGTAAGTTTGGCCCATACAAAGGCCACTTCTGCCCAGCCAAGCAAGGCGATCCAACTAAGTGCACAACTATCTATGTGAAAGCAGGCTCAGCAGAGTTTGCATCATTCATGGCAGACCAGACAAAGGCTTAAATGAAAACACTACGCCGTAGTATTGGCAAGCCAGAAGTGGGAGGGGAGCCATTAGCCCCTCCCTTTCAGGCATTCCAACGAGAGGGAATCATTCTGCGTAGAGCAGAAGTCACCGTCGTAGCAGGTACTCCAGGCGCAGGTAAGTCATCTATTGCATTACATATCGCAGCAAGGTTAAAACAACCAACACTATACTTCTCTGCTGATACTAATGCACATACTATGGCAATGCGTTTGCTTGCTATGAAAGCCAAGATCACACAACAAGCATCAGAGTTTATGCTTAAGACAGAGCCAGCCAAAGCAGAAGAATACTTGCGAGAGTTCTCTAATTTGTACTGGTCGTTTGAACCCAGCCCTACCCTTAAAGATTTAGATGATGAGGTATCAGCATTTGAAACTATGTGGGGTAGAAGTCCAACGCTTATCGTTGTAGATAATCTTATGGACATAGCCATTGATGGACATGAAGAGTTTGCAGGTATGCGACAGGTTATGAAAGAGTTAAAGTTCCTAGCCCGTGATACCAACGCAGCAGTCCTTGTCTTGCACCATACTCAAGAAGGTGCAAGCGGTTATCCTTGTCAGCCACGCTCAGCCTTGCAGGGTAAGGTGGCACAGATACCAGCAATGGTGTTGACAGTAGGTCAGATGATGCAGGGGCAGGACACATACTTGTGTGTGGCCCCCGTTAAGAATCGCTATGGCAAGGCAGACCCAACTGGTAACACATACTTATCGCTATCATTTGACCCAGCCTCTATGTATTTAGAGGATGTAGTCAGAGACTATAGACAACCAGAGATGACAGTATGAAACAATATAGAATAGAAATAGAACTAGGTGTGTTAGGCTTTGAGATCGAAGCAGAAGATGAAGACGATGCTTTCGAGGCTGCCAAAGAAATAGCACTAGAAGATATAACCTATGATGTACTAGAACATGCACAAATAAACATAGAGGAAATCAAAGATGCCAAAATATAGAGTTACATTAGAACAACATAAAGAAAAAGTTATCCGTGCTTCTTCATTAGAAATAGCAGAAGAACGCGGTAAAAAAATGGCTAAAGGTTTTTGGGTATTAACAGAAATTAAAGAAGTAAAAGAGTAATGAGTAGCGCAGCCAAAGCCAAAGGCTCAGAAGCAGAGCGAGATGTAGTCAAGTACCTCAAGCAATGGTTCCCTTATGTAGACAGGCGATTGGCTGGTGCTACCCTAGACAAAGGTGACATATCAGGTATACCTGGAGTTACAATTGAAATAAAAAATCATGCCAAGATGGACTTGGCTGGATGGACAGAAGAGTTGATAGTCGAAATGGCTAACGACAAAGCATGGACAGGCGTGGTGTGGCACAAACGGAGGGGACGGGGAAGTCCTTCGGATTGGTACTGCACCATGCCTGCACATGTATGGGTAGATTTACTAAGGAGAGCACTTGGAGAAACCAAGCATTGAAGAGTATCTCAACTACATAGGTGCAGTCATACCTGCAATGGGTAGTGGGTGGCGTAAGATGAAGTGTCCATTTCATCATGATAGTCATGCATCAGCAGCAGTTAACTATGATAAAAACGCCTTTGTCTGCCACGGGTGTGGTGTCAAAGGCGATACTTATTCCCTAATTATGTACAAGGAAGGTGGCGATTATCGTGCGGCTCTCAAGTTCGCAGAAGAATTTCTTACTACAGGCAACACAGAGGTACGCAGCAAAGATAGATCAAGCAAGCGAGTATCTATTAAGCCGTCATCTCTCGGTAGAAGAGGCAAACATATTTCACTTGGGAGTGGTAGACGACCCACTTCCAGGACATGAAGCCTACAAAGGTAGGTTAGCAATCCCATACATAACACCGTCAGGTGTAGTAGACATTAGATTCCGTGGCATGCACAACGAAGACCCTAAATATATGGGTTTAATTGGTGCTAAAACAACGATGTTTAATACACAGGCTTGCTTTGTTGCAGATAAATATATCTGCGTAACCGAAGGTGAGTTTGATTGCATCATGATGTCAGTTAAAACTATGCATCCAACTATAGGTATACCTGGGGCTAACAACTGGAAGCCACACTATGCTAAGATACTTGATGACTTTGAAACAGTAATCATCTTGGCAGATGGTGATGCGGCAGGGTTAGAGTTTGGCAAGAAGATCAGTCGTGAGTTAGGTAATGTAAACATTATCTCTATGCCAGAAGGTGAAGACGTAAACAGTATGATGATTAAACAAGGGAGTGAGTGGATTGACGAACGAATCAGAGAGTGCATTGCCATTTGATGAAACATTTTGGAATCATATAGATCACCAAAAGTTTTCAATTGGTATACCCGTATCAGAAGACAAAGTATTAAATATAATTGATGTGCTGAGAGATATTTACAAGTCCATAGATAGTGACCCAGAGTTAGCCAAAGAATACCTAATCATGACTGCTGCTATACTATCAGCCACACGTACAAATACTGCTGAGTTGGTATGGGAAGAAATGGCAGTCAGAGAATCCATGAAAGAACTAGACTCAACACTAAAGGAGATACTTAATGAGAAGAAAGAGTGACTTAGAATTAATCATGGCCCAACTAGAAGACCTCATGATTAAAAAACATGCTGACTATGGGCCTATGAATATAGCAGGAGCACCAGGTGGTGCTATGAATGGGCTAAGGGTACGCATGTATGACAAGTTGGCTAGGCTTAACAACCTAGTAGACACAGGCGACACGCCGAACTACGAAAGTATCGAAGATACCCTGATTGACCTTGCAAACTATGCCATAATCGGACTGCTTGTCCAACGTGGACAGTGGGAAGGTTTACCCAATTCAAATGGCGAATCAAAAAAGAGTAGTAGTACTCAGTGATTTACAGATACCATATCAAGACAACAAAGCAGTAACCGCTACACTAGACTTCATCCGCGACTATAAACCAGATGAACTCTGGTGTGTAGGTGATGAACTAGATGCACCCGAACCAAGCCGCTGGAACAAAGGCATGGCTGGCGAGTATGCTGAAACACTACAAGATAGTATTGATCTAACGCATGAGATCATGAAGAACTATCGAGTAGCGTTAGGCAAAGGCAAACCATTTTATATACAACGCAGTAATCATACTGATCGTATTGATACTTACATGCGTAAGTATGCACCTGCATTTATGTCTCTTAAATCATTAGAGATTGAAACACTACTAGGTTATGAAAAACTAAATGTTACTTACCTTCATAAGATGCATGAGTTACTACCTGGTTGGGTCATGGCACACGGAGATGAAGGCGCACTTAACCGTGCACCAGGGGCTACCGCTTTAAATTTAGCAAAGCGTTTAGGCAAGTCAGTTGTATGTGGGCACACGCATCGCGTGGGGCTACAACATGAGACTACTGGATTCTATGGCAAGACCAATACTCTATACGGATTAGAGGTCGGGCATATGATGGATATAAAACAGGCTAGTTATCTAACATCAGGTAGTGCCAACTGGCAAACAGGTATTGGTATCCTTGTGCAAACAGGTACAAAGGTAACACCATTTGCAGTACCAATTGTCAATGGTGAGGTAATCATTCCATAATGACTTACATTGAAGAGTACAATGATTTGGTACAGACTCTAGCATCTGAGTACTCACGCAAGTACAGCATGATTGAGCGTGATGACATAGGACAAGAGTTGTGGGTGTGGTTCGTTGGACACCAACGCAAGTACAAAGAATGGTCTGCCCTAAAGCAGAAAGATAAAGATAAACTTATCGCTAAATCGTTACGCAATGCAGCCCTTAAGTTCTGTGAACGAGAGAAAGCACGTAAAATTGGGTACGATACGTCCGATTTATACTATTATGATGCCTCTGTAGTGGAGGCATTTTTGCCTTCAATCATCAGTGAGACCTATGTTATTCCCACAAAGATACAAGACTTAAATTCTAAGTTCGGTAGCGGTGATGTATCAGATGGTAACAACTGGCTAGCATTACGATCAGATATAGCGGCAGCCTATTACAAATTATCTGAAGCAAAACAAAACATCTTGCGCCTACGCTTTAGCGTAGAGCAGCCAGACTGGGCAACACTTGCTAAGGAAATGGACAGCACACCAGATGGTGCACGTATGAAAGTACAACGTGCAGTCAACTCACTTATTAAAAACCTAGGCGGATGGAAACCATATTATGACAAAGAAGAAACAGCAGAAGATACCACCACAGAAGACACAACAGATACCACGGAAGAATGACAAGATCATTATATGTTGGTGCGATAACGGAACAACTGATGGCAAGTTTACCGAAGGCGTGGTCTACTCACTCATCTCATCTGGTCTTCCACTTGCTAGTGCTATGCGAGTACAAGGTAATCAGATCGGACGACAGCGCCAGAATGCGCTGGAGTTTTGGTATGACCAGACAGACTTCGACTGGATACTATGGGTAGATAGCGACATCGTTCTTAACAATGAAGCACTACGTAAAGTTTGGTCTGCCGTTCATCCTATTGAAAGACCAGTAGTAACAGGTACTTACTTTATTTCTAAGGAAAATGAACGCAGTCTTATGGCTCCATATCCTGCTTTATTTAACTGGGTTGAAGGAGACGACTATCAAATCTCTTACGCACATCCATTACCAGTAGATGCACTAATTAAAGTTGGTTCTGCTGGCTTTGGGTTTGTTATGATGCATCGTAACGCAGTTAAAAAGATGCGTGAGGTACATGGAAACATTCCATATTTTAATGAAACAGGAGTTGGAGAACAATTTGTATCAGAAGATATTAACTTCTTCCGACTAATGCACAAGGCTGGAGTACCTTTGTACTCACACACAGGTGCAACAGTGCAGCATATGAAACGCTTCTCACTAGATGTTAACTACTACAAGTTCTTTTGGGAAAATGACAGACCTACGGGGTGAGCCAACCTTTGCATGCATATGCGGTTGCCTCATGTTTGAGGTAACAGTTATGTGGGATTGGGAGTCAAGAGAAATAAGTTGGTATGATCTTGCACAAAAATGTAAAGACTGCGGAATTATTACAACCGCACCTACACCTATAGATTGGATGGATTGTGACTAATGCCTAACTATGATTTTAAATGTGAAACATGTCAGTCAATTATAGAAACAAATGAAAACATACCACCAGTATGTACAACTTGTCTTAGCACAATGATTAGATTATGGTCGGCACCAGCCGTTAAGTTTAACGGGCCTGGCTTTTACTCAACAGGAGGATAAATGTTTCGACCTAGTGATACACCCAACTGTGCATCAACTGATCCAGAAGCGTTCTTTGTTCAAGATGGAAGTGCTACCTATGCAGAGCCAGCATTACTGGCACGCATCTGTAGTCCTTGCAAAGTAAAAGAAGAATGCCTTGACTATGCACTCAAGCACGAAGTGCTTGGCTATTGGGGTAACACCAGCGAGACTCAACGAAGACGCTTAAGGAAACAATTAAAGATTATTCCTAAGCCCTTGTTCTCCACATACAATTAAAAAAGACCCCCGCCAGGTAGGTTAAAGTACCTGAGCGGGGGCTTCTATGTCTCTACGGGGCTGCTAAGCCCCTAAAACGGGGTGTTTACTTGGTGCTTCCCTTGCCAAATTCTGTGGCCTTAGGGTCTAAAGCCTTCCAAATTGGTGCAATAAAAGCAGAAACAAAAGCATATGCAAGCACTTTAGGGTCTGTTACCCCTGCTGCGTACATAGCAATTACTGATGGAACAGCGGCACGGCTATAAGTAAGAGCCATTGCAATCATTTTATCTTTGTTCATTTGAGTCCTAACTTGTTGATTCGTATTTTAACTTGGGCTGGTGTTTCAATAATCTCAAAGTGCATGTCATCTTTGCGAGTCTTATATGAGCCACCCCAACGCAAACCATACTTCTTTACTAGTGCTTTAAGCAGCACTTGCTGTGGACCAGTAAAAGTATTTTCTTTACCAAGCGGATGCTTGACTGCATTTAAATCTATAGCAGTACCAGATGCATGGTTAGATAATCCTGTTGTTTCTCCACGAACAGGGCGATATGCATAGCCCCAATCATCAAAAGTGCCTGCATCAATTGGTTCAATTGTTTTATGAAACTCTGCTGCAAATGCGGCCAAGATAGGGCCGCATGCTGCGGCACAACGCAACTTAATATTTGTACCTTCAACTTTAAATTGCTTAATGTCAATTGCTGTTGGGTCTTTACTTGCTATCCAACCGTTACTACTCTTCTCATTCATCGTCATCTTCATATACCTCATGATCTGGAATGTTTGGCGATGGACGCTCCCAATGTGGTTCTGGAATAATAAAACCTATGCTCATGATCTATGTTCCTCAATGTGCTGTTCAAATTTACCCTCTAGTTTAGCCAGTATAATTTCAATTCTATTGACTGAATCTTTAATTGAACTACCACCATTTGGTTTAAGTTCTGCAAGTACTTCTTTAATATGGTGCTTAAACCACCATCTAAATAATCCACCTGCTGTGAGTACCACAAAAAGATAGCCGCTTATAGCGGTAGCCCACATTGAGATGCTGTCAATAGTCATTAGAGTTTATACCGTTCTGATAGTGAGTGTGATGATGCCACCGAAACCTGTGTAACGTTTGTCTGGTGGAGTAGCGCCTGTGAATTTTACTTCTTCAATAAGACATTGTTTGATTTCACCAGTACGGAAGTCCTGGAATGTAACAATATCTCCGCTTGCTTCCGCGTCTTCCAACGCGCTTAATCGTTCTATTGCTCTGCCTTCATATCCAATTGTTGAGTTATACTTATCTGTTTCAGTATCAAAGTTAAATACTGGGATACTAATAACTCGGTTACGAGGCGTAGCAGGTACTGCCTTAAGTTGATAACCCTTAAGTACTGAACCTTTTGTTGTATCAGTAGCATCACGATATAAAATAAATCGTAATCCTAATGAATCTTGTGCACCTAGTGGCTGTGTAATAGTGACTTCAGGGTTACCTACAATTGCATCGTACTGCACAACATCATATAAAGTGCCAGCAGTAGAACGAGTTTGAATACTCATAGACCCATAAGTAAAATCTCCACGCGCAATAACGCGTTTAAAGTTCTTAGGCTCTAGTGTGTTGTATCGAATAAGTCCAGTCTCAAGATAACCATTTGTGCGTAAGTTAGTAGGGTGTTGTTTGTAAGCGTTACCTACAACTTTTACTAATGCAGTTGAAGAGGTAACTGCTTGAGATGTAACGGTAGATGTGTTAGTAGTTGTAAATGTAAATGATGTGGTAGTTGGCGTAGAAACAATAGTTGATCCAGTAAATGGAGTACCACTATTTATAGCAGCATCTACACCTTGAACCCATACTATGTCACCAACCAAAAGCCCATGTGCTGATGCAGTTGTAAGTGAAACAACACCACTAGATAAAGCCTTGTTTACTACTGTGCCACCGACAACGGTGGCTGTGCTAGCAAATACTAGGCTATCTGTGTTACCTATAAATGCACAGGCTGTAGTTATATAATCGTGGTTAGTTGCATAACCATCGTAGTGAACATCATGTGCGTAAGCAAAACGTAGTGTTTCTAGTTCGGTACTAAGGTCAACGCGGATGACTCCTGGCTCGTTATTAACTCCAGTTGCGCACCAAATAAAACGATCACGTGCAGCAAAGTCATAGCATGGCTGGTCAGTTTCTACAATAAGTGGACCATACGTCAATGATCCTTGCGCATCAACAGATGCAATACGAATGCCAAGGTTAGTGCCAATACACATGTAGCCAAGATAATAAAACAACTTATGTACTATCTCACCAAAAGGAAGTTCGGCTGCTGTAATAGCAGAGGTTAAATTAGGGAACGCACCAGCATCTGTAAGTATAAACTTAAAGATAGATGACTGTGATCCGTTGTATCCAGATACATAGATAGCAGTACCAGAGGCAGCAATACTTGTAAAAATATAAGAAGTATTGGGATGAGTGTATACATCAGTTGGCATACTTGTTCTGCTAACTGGAAACTCATAAATTTTATTATTAGCCGCAAGTACAATACGTTGTTTTACATACTCAACAACAGCATTAGTTACTGCAATGTCTGGTCCTACAAACATTCTAGTAGCAGCAGAAGTTGAAGCAGCGTTAAGTGCTTTCTTATTAAACTCTAACCTACCACTAGTTGAGTCATTTGTAACCCAATATGCAAATTGCCCATCATCTGTAATTGCATACACTGGGTCTTGCCCAGCAGTATTATCAATCCAATGATCTACCGTGCCATCATAATGAATACGATCTACGTCAGTACCATCATGCAAAAGATAACCATTAATAGCAGTAGTTGCTCCCGCTGGTGTCCATGTAATGCTACGCATTGTTTGTTGTGGGCGTTTGTTTGGATGTAATTCTTCTGTTGTTATAGGCCCAAGAACTGTATCGTGAAGCAGGCTTACTTCTCCCTGCGTCCAGATATTAACACCATATGATTCTTTAACTCGGTATGAGTTAGTAGAAATAGTTGGTGAATATGGGTTAGCAAGAGGATCATAAAACAAAATCCCCTCTCCAGTATGGAAAGAGGATTGGCTGCGTAGCCACCAGTTACTTAACGATTGCTCGCCTGGGTCTCGCTGCGAATCAAACTGTTGCTTACGAAATGGTGCAGTAGTGCGCTCGTAAAGGCGCTCATCATTAATAGCAGACAAGAATGGAATACCAGCAATAGCAACATCAAATGCGCTGCTAGTGTTTTGCCAAATAGCATTAGTATTAAGGCCAATATCAACGGCAATAGCACGGGTACTTCTACCTTCGGTTAT